TACGACGATGACGACCAGCTGTTCATCGCCCGGGACCTCGCATCCAGGTCCATCACCGAGATCGGCTGCCCCACCATCGACATCGGCACCGAGACCTGTGGCGTCACAAGGGATCTGCACCTCAACGGCTCTGCGTTCCACTACGTAGGTGACGCCATCGACTCGATGGCCAATCGCCCCAACGGTTTCGACTGGGATGTGGAGATCCGGAGGGTGGGGAACTCCCCGTCACTGTACCTTGGGCTGTACTTCCCTGGACGCGGAACTGTCAACAAGTCGGTACTTCTCAAGAGTACCAAGGAAGGCGGCAACATCACCGCCGTTCCGGAGGCTGACGACACCGCGCAGGACAGGCGTACTCGCGTCTGGGCGACCGGGGACGGCCAGCCGCCGGATCAGCCGGTGGCCTTCGACTCCGACCCGGATCTGGACAGCGGGCTCGTGCTGCTCCGCGAGACGGTCACGAACTGGTCCGGCGTCACCAACATCACCACCCTCTCCTCCCACGCCCAGGCACAGCGACAGGCCATAGGGCTCAACAGAAACCAGATGGTCCTGCCGGTCACGCTGGACGACCCGGCCCTGTCGCTGTACGGGGTGGGGGATCGAGTCCGCCTCCTCCTGGAGGATGACTGGCTGCGCGTGGACCTCCCCACGGTCCGTATCATTGACCGGCAGATCAAGGTCAACTCCCGGTCGGCTCCTGACAGCGCATCCATCACGGTTGACCTCTCTGATCTTGTTGTCCCGAGCCAGGATCAGGACTTGGACGACACCGCGACAGGAGGGTGACATGCCGCAGTTTGGTGGCGCGAGTGACAGTGTGCGGCTTGCCAACCAGTTCCGGAACATCTTGGAGCGATTGAAGAACATCGAGTCGGGTGGCTTCCGCGTCCCGATCCTGGACGCGGACCCGACGCCGGAGAGCCCCACGAACATGTGGATGTTGTCTGACGGCCGGTTGCGTATCCGGAACGCGAACGGCACGGTGGTCGAGTACGTCAAGACCGCCTCGCCCGGAGGCTCTACCTCCACCACCACCAAGCCGACTCCCCCACCCGTCCAGCGCACGCACGCAGATGTGTGGGTGCCTTCCTGGGCTCAGGTGTACGCTGCCAGTGGGAATCCCCGGGCTGACTCCTCGCGCCTCCGGTATGGGTGGCAGGACACCTCGACACAGCGGAATGTGTCCCTGCTTGGGTTTGACACTGCCTCGATCGGCGCGACGTTGACCGGCGCCCGGATCGTCAAGGCGGAGTTGTACCTGTACAACCTGAGCACCGGCCGGTCCGGTGTCGCCTCCAACGTCTCGATCGGCACTCACTCCAACACTTCTGCCCCGGCAACGCTGGCCGGCATCGACACCCACGGGGTCGGAAGTGGTGTGTACCAGGCGAATGACGGGCACTGGACTCCCCTCACCGCGACAGTGGCAGCTCAGCTGCGGGACGGGACGGCAGGGGGTGTCTTCCTGGAGGGGTTGTCGGATTCCTTGTCGTACGCGGGATATGCTGCCGGCTTGGGCAGCACGAACCCTCCCCAGCTGAGAGTGACCTACGTCAAGTGACCACACATCGGGCTCCCACCCCAGTCTTGCGCCGCCGGCCGGTACGCGGGCTGGGGTATCTCTTTGTGCTCCTCGCCGGAGTGGTTCAAGTCCTTGCCCCGTCCCGGCTTGTGGTGGATGCGGTGCACGGGATGGTGTGGGTGTGGGCCGGATTCCTTGTTATAGGTGGGATCGGCGGTCTGTACAGCACGATACGAAACACCTGGTCAGGGGAATATGTTGGGGCGCCTGCGGTTGGCTTCGCGTTCTTCTTCTGGAGCGCTGCCGCCTTCTCCGCCGTACCTAGCAGTAACGACCCGATTACCACGGTAGCCTTCGGTACAGCACTTCTCGGTATGACGTGCTTGCTCGCGGCACGATGGCAGGAGGTGTCTCAACAGCGGGAGTACGCGCTGGAGGCGAAACGTCTGGAGGCGCAACAGGAGGAGGAGCCCGATGTTCAGTAGTTCGGGGATCTTCCAGCTGCTGCTAGGTGGCGGCGGGGCCGCAGTTATCGCCGCACTGTACAAGTTGTACTCGGCTGTGCGAGCCGGTGCGAGTACAAGGCAGAAGGATCTGACCAAGTCGTTGTTAGACCGGATGCGTGAAGCGGAGGAGGATGCTGACGCTGCTGCAGATGACCGGGACTTCTGGCGGAACATCGCCGGTCACTACCACTGGCAGTTGACCACAGCAGGACTCTCACCGGAGCCCCCAAATCCGGTGCCACCAAGCAAGCAGTCGAAGCCCAGCCCGAACCGGAGCGGCAACCGCCGCAGGATCTTTGAAGGAGAGAGCGATGGATGACCCGGGCCGCGCTGACAGCCCGGAGCAGCAGCAGGCTGAGGCGCTGATCAAGCCGATCCTCAAGCAGGAGAGGCGATCCAACATTCTCACAGCTGTTGCTTACGGGGGTCTGGCGTTGGCCATATTCTTCGCAGCGTTCGCCTACCTCGCGTTTGCTCGCGCCTCCGCGAGTTCGGACGCGAACGCGGAGAGCATCCGGCAGCTGAACGCGTACGTTCAGCAGGTTTGCAATCCTATCAACAAGAATGCGTCAACGCGTCGCAAGGTAGCGGAGACCGATCCCAACGCGGTGGCCAAGTGCCAGGCGGCCAAGGAGGGCAAGCTGCCCAAGCCGACCGCCGGCCCGCAGGGAATCCCAGGCGTACCAGGAGCACGCGGCCCGTCCGGTCCGCCCGGCCCGTCCGGCTCCCCGGGGAAGCCTGGCGCTACTGGGTCTCCGGGAGTCACCCCGACCTGTGTCCTCAGCGAGAGCGGCTGCAAGGGCAAGGAGGGGGCGGGCATCTCCTCGCTCGCCTGCGACACGACCGTGAACCAGTTCCTGGTGACGTTCACAGACGGAACTGTGGCGTACGTGGCGAACTCGCGATGCAACGCCAAGGATGGTACCGACGGCAAGGATGGCAAGGACGGCAAGGACGCGCCCACCATCAAGGCCATCAGGTGCGAAGGCGGAGACCATGAGATGGTGTACTACACCGACGGTTCCAGCGTTGAGGTGGGTACTTGCTCGGGTACCCAGCCGTCCCCCACAGCTACCCCCGGCGGACCGCTGGGCGGGTAGCGCTACCGTTAGAGCCGCAAGAGAGGAGGTTACAGTGGTAGATGAGAACCAGCCGGGCCAGGTCCCGGCGGACATCCCGGGGATGACCCGAGACGAACTGACGGAGGCAGCTCCCGACGCTCTCAAGGCAGCCGCCCCCAACCGGAATCCGGTCACCGGGGCCACGCTGGACGGGCTGTACGCTCCCGTTGAGGGGCACGCGTCCGTTCCGCAGCCGCGCCAGGAGAACGGCATGGCGGAGTCGGAGGGGGAGGAGACCCCCACCGACCCGGCAGAGGGCACTGAGGAGGCGCAGCAGTGAGCGAGTACGCACCGAGTGCGCTCCTCGCGCTGGCGAAGATGGTCACGGGCAGCGGTGGCATCGCGTCCGCTCAGCTGTCCGGGATCATCGGGGACCGCTCCCACACGTACGGCTACCACCGGGGCCGCAACTACGTGTCGAGCAACGACTACAGCGCGGTACTTTCCAAGGACCGCAAGGGGGACGGGGAGGCGGCCAGCGCGCTGGACATCTCTTACGGACCGGCCGACCAGAAGCTGGTTACCAGCCGGCTGATGAAGGCCATGAAGGCCAAGGACAAGCGGGTGTACCCGTACATCCGCGAGTTCTTCGGCACGCTCAACGGGACGTCGGTGACCGGGTGGGACAGCAATTCCAACTCCTACACCAGTTCTGACGACTCCCACCTGTGGCACGTGCACCTGTCGTTCTACAGGGAGTACGCCAACACGCTGAGCATCATGCGCGGGATCGCGGACGTGATCCTGGGTATCGACGCAGGAGAGGAGGATGACGACGTGCGCATCCGTTCCAGCTACGGTCTCAAGAAGGACGTGGCCCTGAAGGAGGGTGAGACCTACACGATCGCGTGGGACACCGAGTACACCGACCCGGAAGGCGCTCACGCCAACGGTTCGTACCCGGGGTACATCTCGCCGGTGAGTTCCTACGTGGACGCGGATCTGGCGGTCACGATCAAGGGGTTGCGCCCCGGGGACATGTACCAGACCCGGATGGTGGCGCACGACTGGAAGGCCGGCAAGGGTTCCACCAGTTCCTCCTCGGAAGTCCTGGAGGACAGCGCAGCCACCACCGGAAACCAGTTCAGACGCGCGCAGGGTTCCAAGTACCTGACCAAGGGGCAGCACCTGTACTTCGACGTGACGGTGTGGGCTGGTCCCAACAACGGTCCGCTGCCGACCGGCAAGGACGCTCCGACGATCACCTCTGCGACCATCCGACTGGCGCAGGACCCCAAGTAACCGTCCTGTTAGGACGGTCCTGATAGGACAGACAGGAGGAGACATGCCGGACACCGGGATGTTCTCAATGGATCTCCCCGGGCTGCTCGCGCTCGCGATCCAGGTTCTGCTTCCGCTCGCTGTCGCCTTCGTCACCAAGCAGTCGTGGTCCGGCCGGCTCAAGGCTGGTCTGCTTCTGTTGGCTACCTTGGTGACTCAGTTCCTGGTCGGCTGGGCCGACGCGCTGAACAAGGGAGTCGCCTTCGACTGGAAGGCGGTGGCGTACTCGATCGTCGTGGGGTTCGTGATCTCCGTGGCCGTCCACTACGGGCTGTGGAAGTCGGTGGGGGCGACCACTGCCACCCAGGCTTCCGGGGTCAAGGACAAGCCGATCACGGCCACCCCCGCTGTTCGCGCAGACGGAGGCAACGCGATCCCGTAGGATAGGCGTGCGGCTTCCTCCTGTCAGGGGTGTTCCGCCGCCAGGGACGGCTCCAGCTGGTACTCTCCAACCGGCTGGGGCCGTTCCCCATTTCCGCTGGTCGGAGGCGAGTTTGCAGCCTGTTGTAGACGAACTGCAGTTCATGGGGTACTCTGGTCACCAGATCGGCCCGGAGCAGCCGGACCGGACCCGGACGCGAGGAGAGCGCGGCCATGGCTAGTATCACCTGCGGCAAGTGCAAGTCCACCCACGGGAGCGTCGCGGAGGTTCGCGACTGCTACGCCGGTCTGATCCAGGCTCCGCTGATTGCGGACCGGGCATCCCGCATCATCCCGGATGAGCAGGCTGTGAAGATCGAGCGGCACGACCGCCGATACGTCCGGCGCGAGCCTGTCACGGAGGCGGGCATGTACCGCCTGGACGGCACCATCTACAAGGTCCAGCGCGCGGTCCACGGCTCCGGGAACCTGTACGCCAAGGAGCTGTTGGTGGAGGGTGGGCATGTTAACTTCGTATACGCCAAGGGGATGATCCGCCGGCTGTCCGCGAGCGATCGGATGTCGCTGGAGGAGGCCAAGGAGTTCGGCGCGCTGTACGGGTCCTGCTGCGTGTGTGGGCGGACGCTCACCAACGAGACTTCGATTGAGGCTGGGATTGGCCCGGTCTGCGCGGGCAAGCTGTAGCCTCAATCGCCATACCCGCCGGGGTGGGCGCGGTCCCCCACCCGTCCACCCCGGCGGACGGACTTCTGCAGCAAATCCTCCCCCGGTGTAGACTTCTGCAGTTGCCTGGGGTAGGCTGTAGGAAGTGGAGCTGCAGAACGCAGCTCCGGGACATCGCGAGGAGAGCGTGATGGAGAAGATCACCCCGGCTGCGGTCCTGGTCGCCATGGACAACTGCCTGATCAACGACCCGGACGGCGGGCTGGCCTTTGAGCGGGAGCTGTCCGAGCAGATCGGCTGCGTGCCGACCCTGCCGTTGACCGACTTCCGCCGGCAGAACGGCGGCCGGATCGGTCGGGCCACCCTGACGATCGAGGGCCAGACGTTTGAGCTGACCCTGCGGGAGGTCCCGAGCAAGAAGCGCTGACGGGCGTAGCGCGGGGACCGGGCGCCGGTCCGGTCCCCAGCGTTAGCCAATCAGGCTAGTTCCAACAATCGCGAGGAGAGCGCGAGATGAGCACGTTGGATGGCGCGCGGCTGGACCGGATGATGGAGAAGATCCAGCAGCTGCTGACGCTCGCGGAGCGTTCCAAGAACGACAACGAGGCAGCGCTGGCGCGCTCGCGCGCAGAGGTCCTGATGGCCAAGTACCGCATCGAGGAGGCGGAGCTGGCCGACTCCCACCCTGAGCTGGGGATCACCCCGGGTGAGGCGGAGTGGGATCTGTGTACTGCCACCACCCCGTACACCACGGAGTACTGGACGTTGATGTGGTACGTCGCGAAGCACTGCGGCGTCCGGGTCACGAACCGCTGGAACTCCGACCGGCGCGCTTACGTGGTGCATGCGGTGGGGTATGAGTCGGATCTCCGGTACGCCCGGATGCTCTACACGAGCGCGCGCACCGTGTTCGCCTCGCGGCTGGAGCCGATGTACGACCCGGAGCTGACGGAGGCGGAGAACATCTACCGCATGCGGGCGGCTGGGATCGAGCGCTGGCGGATCGCGCAGAACCTCTGGGGCTCCTCCAAGACGGACGGACCGGCCCACGGAAGGGTGGCGCGGATCTACAAGAAGGAGTGCGAGCGGCGCGGGGAGGACGCTGCGCTGAACGGTCGGCAGATCAACGCCAAGACGTACCGCGCGGCGTACGCGGAAGGCTTCTGCTCGGAGTTCTACTACCGGCTGTCGGCTGCCCGCAACGCGGCGGAGTCCCATGCTGGCGCGCTCGTGCTGGCGAACCGCGCGGAGAGCGTGGATGAAGCGTTCTATGCCCGTTACCCCCACCTCCGCCCGGCGGATGCCGGAGCGTCCACTACGGCTGGTGCGAGCCACAAGCCTCGCAAGCTCACCAAGGCGGAGCGGGATCGCGAGTACCGCCGGCACCACTCCCCCTCCGCGCTCCGGGGTCGTGGGGTGGGCGCCCAGGCTGCCAGCGAGGTGGAGATCAACGCCACCGACCGCGAGCGGAGGCTGGACGGGTAGCGTTTGTGCGGGTGGATCCCTCTGCGGCGAAACTTCTGCAGAGGGGTGGCGCGAACAACTGCAGCTGGCGTCGACTGGCGTCTGCAAGTGACAGGGAACGACGCGAGGAGAGCGCGATGAGCGAGCGGATCACCCCGGAGCAGGTTGGCTGGGCGGACGGCAACCTGCGGTACGTCTCGTTCCTTCTGGGGGATAACCCCAAGCTGGCGAACACCCTGACCCTCTCGCTGGAGCGTGGGGACTTCACCGGGGATTGCTTCCGGTACCAGGTGATCCTCACCGATGCGGGCGGGAACGACGTGGTGCTGTCGGAGAGGACTTCCTACACAGAGCGTCCGCTGGCGGCGGAGTTCTCCGCCACCTTCGTCCGGCTCCTGGACCAGGGCTACACCATCTGGGAGTACAGCGGAGTCTGACAGGCGTAGCGCGGAGGTCGGGCTGGCACCGACCTCCAGCGTTAGCCAATCAGGCTAGCACCAACCGATTAAACGCGAGGAGAGCGCGATGGACAGCAACGAGATGGCCGTCAGGATCGTCCGCCGGCTGGCGGTGGCCCCGGTCGCCGCAGCGATGGGGGAGCCGACCAACGACTGGGTACGCGCCAGCGTCGGGAACGCGCTGCACGGGATGCTGGACGCGGCGGAGGTGGCGACCGACTGGCACGGGCCGCGCGGTTCGATCGAGTGGCCGTCCAAGTCCCTCAAGGAGGACTTTGAGAGCCTCATCAAGGAGTCCATCGAGTACAGCCGTACCGTCCGTGCGACGTGGGACGGGTTCGACATGAACTGGAACTTGGGGGTGGCTGGCCTCGCGCGGTTCGTGGCGCGTCTGGCGGAGAAGGACTCCCAGCCGCCGGCGGTGGTCGCCTTCTGGCGGACCGTCGCGAACGTCTGACACACTGGCGATTCATGATCAGGGGCAGGGAATCCCTTGCCCCGCAACGAAAAACGCAACGCGAGGAGAGCGCGATGGCAACGAACTTCAGCCCGGACGAACTGGCCCTGGCCCTCAACACGCTGCTTGGTGAGCCGCAGACGCGCGAGCGTCTGGCCCGGCTGCTCGCTGGTACCGACCCGAGTCAGCGTCTGCCGATGGATGAGCTGGAGTACCGGCAGGCGCGGCGCGAGTACGACGCCAAGCTGGCCGATGCACAACTGGTCTTCCGGTCCAGCTTCACTCCCGGTCCGAAGTCAGAAGGTCGGCTGGCCCTGGGGTTCTACTCCCGCGAGACGTACGCCCGCAACTTCCTGTTCCTGGAGATCAGCGGGTGGGATGGCGAAGGGATGAAGTGGTGAGCGACCGGACGACGAAGCTGGACGTCAGGAAGCAGGCGACGGTGTACGCCTCCGAGATGGAGCGGCTGCGCGAGCGCGGTCTGTTCCCGGAGGTGGTGGGGTTCCAGCTCGATGAGGGAAACCGAACCCAGGGTGTGCGATGGAACCTGTACCCCATCGACAAGGAGGGCCATCGAACCTCCGCCGTGTATCTGGGGCGTACCGCCCGCGAGGCGTGGTGGAAGCTGAACACGATGGCCAAGCTGGTGCGAGAGATCCGCCAGGAGCTGGACCGGGTCAACCTGGAACGCGAGTTCGGGGAGCTGGCCGGGCACCGGATCGATCGCAACAAGTAGGGCTTGCGCTCCCGATGGGCGCAGGGTGGTGACCACCCCTCCCACTCCCTTGGGGTGGTCACCGGCTCTGGCCAATCGGTCCCGATTGGTTACGTAGCAACAGGTTTCGTGAGGAGAGCACGATGCAGCCGACGACGAAGGTGCGGAAGTTCAAGGACGCCAAGGACTTCGACGCCAAGCGGCACGACGCGACCCGCCAGGAGATCCGCGCTGCCCGCCGGATTCGGTCCCGCGAGCGGCGCGCGCTGCTCCGTCTGGCGGTGTGACGTGTCGGCGGAGCGAGGCGAGTTCGCGCTGGCTCAGGCGCGAAAGCACGCGCTGACGGCGGCCCAGAAGTACCGGGCGTGGTTCGCGCTCCGAGACAAGCGGCTGGAGTACGAACTCTCACAGGGATACCCCAAGACGATCGCGGAACGGCGGGCTGTGGATTACCAGCCGCTCAAGGACATCGCGGGTGATGAGCAGTTCGCGGAGCGGCTGACCAACATGTGGGCGAACGTCGCGCAGGCGGAGTACGCTCAGGACGCCTCGTGGCGCCTCCAGGCTCTCAGCGAGGTGCTGCTCAATCCCAACGGCTGCAAGGGAACCCCAACGTGAAGAAGGATCGAGCCGTCCAGTTCCGCTCCTCCTCCGACTCCGGCAACGCGCTGGATCGGATGTGGGCGGAGCTGGACACCATCATGGAGCGGCTGATGACCCCCGGGGCGGAGGCGGACGACGGACGCGACCCCGGACGGGCAGAGGGGGTGGCCTTCTGCCTCGCCCAGTTCTACGGCTCCCGGGGGATCAACTGGGTGCGCGCAGAGGCGGTCAAGCGCTGGAATCTGCGGCTTGACCAGGGCAGATAGAAACCTGCAACTTTCTGTAGACTTCTGCAGTGAGCTGGCGTAGACTGTTGTTGCTGGGCCGGAGCGCGGCCCACCGATCGCGAGGAGAGCGCGATGCAGATCACCAAGGTCCAGCTGGGCAAGGGCAAGGTCCACATGGCGGACTCCTTCCGCCTGAGCCAGGACTCGCTCAAGCCGGCCTGCAACTACCGCACCACCAAGGACGGATACCGCGAGGTGGACGCGGAAGTTGACTGCGAGCGCTGCGCGCAGACCCTCTGGCAGATGCAGGCTCGCGAGTCCGCGAAGAAGGCAGCAGAGGCGAAGCTGGCCCGCGAGGAGGAGGCGAAGGCGACCGACCGCGCGTTTACCGAGACGCACAAGGCGGAGTCGCGCGACGCAGCGGAGCTGGATGCGGCGTTCGGGCCGGAGCCGGTGACGCTGTCCGTGGTCAACACCGGTCGCGTTGGTATCCGGGTCCACAAGAAGGGCTGCCGCGACGTGGCCCGCGAGGCGAAGCAGGCGAAGTCGCACGGCGGTCTGGACTGGGAGATCACCGCTCGCGACTTCCGCGACGTGGTGCTGGACGTGTACCCGCCGGAGGACTTCAGTTACGACGCGGACAGCGAGTGGGAAGCCTTCAGCGGGGACATCGAGTGCGCGCCGTGTGTGCACTTCAACGAGCCGGTCAAGCCGGCTGCCAACAAGCGCGAGGAGAGCGCGGACGTGACCAAGATCGTGGGCAAGGGTGCCAACCGGCCGGCTGCGGCCGCGCGGACGAAGAAGCATGCGCAGCGCACCCCGCTGCCGCCCAAGCCGGGCAAGGTGGAGGACGCGCAGGAGGTCATCGCGGAGGCGAAGGCCACCCGGACCCAAGCCAAGACCGCGAAAACCAGCGAGCGGCCATCTGAGGGTGCTTCCCGTGCCCAGATCGAGGGGAGCCTGGACCCGAAGAGTGGCCCGAAGGCTCTGGCCTTCGTGGACCGGGCGAACCAGTCCGGCTGGGACACCCTCGTGGAGGGGAACGGCACCGTGGTCTCCGTCACCGCGACGCGTGGCGAGGAGTCGGTGGAGATCCGCTGGGACGCAGGCGTGTACCAGACCTGGGCGACGTACGTGTGCGGCGACCGGTCGATCAAGCTGCGGAACGCGAGCCACGCGCTGAAGCAGATGGCGCTCAGCCCGGCGGAGGCGGACGCCTCCAACTCCAAGGTGGCGACGAACAAGGCGCTGCGCGGACCACGCCGCGAGCGTGGCGAGGAGGAGACCCCCATGACCCGCAAGCCGCTCCCGTTCGCGCTGGACGCGTCGGAAGGCGACATCCGCCGGGCCGTGATGGGTCGCCGGATCGTCTGGCGCAACCGGATCACCAAGACGGCGGAGAGCGGCCGGGTGCCGAAGTACGCCGACAGCGAGCACGCGATGCTCGCGCGGATCGTGGTCAAGGACCACCCCACGAACGGGGAGCGGGTCCTGACGTGGCCGGCGGTCGGTGAGGGCTTCCGGTCCTGCCGCCTGTCGGACATCCTCGCGGTCCAGTAAGACTCCCGGGGCGGAGGGCTCTCCGGCCGGTCGTGCGTGGGGGTGCTCCCCGTAGCGGCCACGGGTTGAGCCGCACGGCCGGTGCTCTCCGCCCCGGGGCACCGCTCCCCCAGTAGTCCCAACAGAATCAGGCACAGGAACACCTTCATCCACAGTAATACCAACAGAAAGCGAGGAGCCATGAGCCACTACACCCCGCCCACCGCCGTCCCCGGCAGCGTGTACCCGCAGCCGCCCCGGAAGAAGTCCAAGGCGGTCCCGGTCACCATCGCCATCTGCTCCACTCTGTTTGTGATCGTCGTCTGCGCGTTCGGCGCGGTCCTGTTCAACTCCGGGGGCGGCGGGAAGGCGGACCGGCAGACGGCCGGAGCCGTCAGCGCGAGCCCCAGCCACAAGAGCACGGACGGCAAGCCGGCCAAGGCTGCGTACGACCCCAAGCACGACGTGAAGCTGCACGGGATCAAGACCACCCATGTGGACTACGTGGGCGACCAGCGCTGGATCTCCTACACCGTGACGAACCACTCCAAGAAGGAGCAGGACTACGCGCTGGAGTTCGGTCTGTACAACGCGAGCGGCAAGCGGATCGGCGAGGCGTACACCCTCACCGACAACGTCAACCCGGGGGAGTCCGTGGACTCCTCGATGGAGAGCGGCGGGATGATCGTCAATGAGGACGGTCAGGACGACCCGCGCGTCAAGTCGGTCCAGCTCCTCCGGGTCACCGTAGTCCCCAGCCAGAAGTAGCCGGCTGGGGTAGCGAACTGCAGCTGTGTGGGGTAGCATCAGTGCTGCCCCACCCGACGCGAACACCGAGGAGAGCGGCATGCGCGTCCAGGTTGAGAAGTTCGGCAACCGTATCCACCTTCGCAGCGACTACCCCACCCCCGGGCTGTCCCGGAGCGTGCCGGGAGCGACGTGGAGCGGTAAGCGGCGGTGGTGGAGTATCCCGCTCACCATGGACCACTGCGCGCTCCTCCGCACCGCCTTCGGGAAGCAGCTGGAGATCGGTCCAGAGCTGTGGGCCTGGGCAAAGGAGCAGCGCGGGGTGGCCGACCGTATGGCCCACCTGGGCGAGGCCACGAGCGTTGATCTGAGGGTGGTTCCCGACGCCTTCCCCCACCTGGACGACTTGATGTCCAACCGCCCGTACCAGAAGGTGGGCGCGTCGTTCATCGCCACCGGCCGGCGGGTGCTGATCGCGGACCAGCCCGGCCTGGGCAAGACCACAGAGACGATCGCGGGTGTGATCGAGAGCGGCCAGCCCGGTCCCTACCTCGTGGTGTGCCCCAAGACTGCCATCGAGTCGGTGTGGGCGCCGGAGATCACAGAGCGCACCTCCGGGAAGCACGCCGTGTACCCGGTCCCGGACGGCCGGGTCAACCGGCTGAAGTTCCTGGAGGAGTTCGCTGCCGACCCCAACCCGAACCGCTGGTTGATCATCAACCCGGAGATGTTGCGGGCACGCGCTTGGCGGGAGTGCCGCCTGTGCGGCGCGAAGGCGAACGCGGACAGCTACGACAACGCCTGCGTCCACCCGACCGTGAAGTACGCCCGGAAGGTGGACGGCTCCTTCCCGCAGCTGTTCGGATACCTCTGGGGCGCCATCATCTTCGATGAGTCGCACCGGGGTCTGGTCAAGGTCCCCGGCCCGATGAGCCAGCAGCGGCGCGGCGCGATGGAGCTGACCTCTGCTGAGGGTGGGCTGCGGATCGCGCTGTCAGGCACCCCGATGCGCGGGAAGCCGCAGCACCTCTGGGGCACACTCAACTGGCTCCGGCCCGACCTGTACACGTCGTACTGGAACTGGGTTGAGCGATACTTCGCCATGTACAGCGACGGTTTCGCACGGGTGATCGCTGGGCTGATGGAGGAGCGCGAGGAGGACTTCAACGCCTCGCTCAAGCCGATCATGTTGCGGCGCACCAAAAGCGAGGTGGCGAAGGATCTGCCGCCCAAGATGTACGGCGGTACGCACTTCGACCCAGCCGACCCCACCACCCCCATCGGGGTGTGGCTGCCGCTCGATCCCAAGCAGGCCAAGGCTTACAAGGCCATGGAGACCTCCGCGTTTGTCGAGTTGGACGGCGGAGAGCTGTCGGCGGTGGGGGTACTCGCGGAGCTGACGCGGTTGAAGCAGTTCGCTACCGCCTCCGGCGCCATCAACGATCGAGGCGAATTCTCTCCCACCCTCCCCTCCAACAAGTTCGATCACCTGTGGGAGATGTTGGAGGAGCGCGGAATCACGACCGGCGAGGGGGACGCGAAGATTGTGGTGGCGTCGCAGTTCACGTCGGTCCTGGAGGTGTTCAGCGAGGAGCTGAACCGGCGCAGCGTGGAGACCCGGATGATCACCGGCAAGGTGACCGGCGAGGCGCGCGCTCGTGCGATGCGGGAGTTCCAGGCAGAGGATGGACCGCGAGTAATGCTCATCAACACGAAGGCGGGCGGCGTGGCGATCACGCTGGACCGCGCGGATGAGTTGGTATTCCTGGACGAGACGTGGACGCCGGACGACCAGGAGCAGGTGGAGGACCGGATTCACCGGGTGAGCCGGATGCACAACGTCACCATCTGGTACCTCCGATCCCTTGGGACGGTTGAGGAAGCCATCGCACTGGACAACCTGACGGCGGACAACATCCAGAAGAAGCTCATGGACGGAACGCGCGGCGTACACTTCGCGCGGCCCCTACTGAGCCGGAGGGGGTGATACATATGGAGTTCGCGGATTGGATGTTCACGTTCATGATCGTCGTCGGAGGCGGAGGGATGTTCGCGTGCGGCTGGAGTCTGGGTCGGAGGCGCGAGCGGAGTGTGGCTGCAAGGTTCCGTCCGCCCCGTCCGAATCGGGCAGCGAAGGTCATCAAGCTGCACAGGGCACAATTGGATCCTCTTGCGCCGCAAGGGATTCAGCGGCGCGCGGTTCGCAGGCGGATTTGAAAACTGAGAACTTTCCTGCGAGAAGTAGCGCCAGCGCGAGTCATCAGGTACGATCAACGAGCACACAGGAGACGGAACACCTGTAGCTCCAACAGAAGGAGGATCGAGCAACCGTGGCGAAGGTCAACGAGAAGTCGGTGAAGGACTTCACCAGCTACGTGGCGAAGGAGCCCACCGCGCTCCACACGCACCTGGAGCAGTGGCTGCAGGAGAAGACGGGTTACGACCCGAAGGCGGCCAAGACCAAGGCGGACGCCTTCGCGATGGGCGTGAAGCTCACCGCGTTCCTGCGGATGGACCACCAGGCGTCCGAGGAGAACCAGGAGCGACTGGCGGAGCTGCGGGCGGCCAGCGAGGAGGCCAAGGCCGCCAAGGCTGCGGCCCCCAAGAAGAAGGCGGCCAAGAAGGCTCCGGCGGAGGACTTCGAGGAGGAGGCTCCGGCCCGTCCGGCGAAGCGCGCGAAGAAGGCGGCGGCCAAGAAGACCAAGCCTGCGCCGGAGCCGGAGGAGGACGACACCGAGGAGTCGGAGGAGGAGGACGACAACTGGCTGGACGAAGAGTCCGCCAGCGAGGAGTCCGCCGACGACGACACCGAGGAGGAGGAGGCTCCGGCCGCTCCGCGTCCCGCGCGGCGTGCGCGTCGTGCCGCCCGTCGCTCCGAGAGCGCCGATGAGGCGCCGTTCTAAGCACCAGCTGCTGTAGGCTGGAGTTGCGGGTCGGGGACTGCGCAAGCAGCGAGGGGGAGACCCCGGCCCGCTTCTCAGGTCGGCAGAGCAGGACGCCTTTTGGAGAGGAGGCGGAACCGTTGGACAGCAACAAGATCCCGATGCTGCGGACCTCTGAGCGGCGCGATTTCAAGCGCTGCCCGCAGAGGTGGTGGTGGGGCTGGCGGGAAGGCTTGCGCCTCAAGGGGGAGGCCACCGAGAGCGACGCGCTGTGGTTCGGTACCGGCATCCACCTCGCGCTGGCGGAGTGGTACTGCGGCCCGGGGCTGAAGCGCGGCCCCCACCCCGCAGAGACGTGGGCAGAGTACGCGGGCGGACAGCTCCGGTACATCAAGACCGTCGCCCAGGAGAAGGGTTTGACCTCCGGCGCGGATGAGATGACTGTAGAGCGGTTCGTTGAGGCGCAAGCACTCGGGACCGCCATGTGCGAGGGATATGTTGAGAAGTATGGGAAGGATGACAGCTGGCATGTCATCCAGCCGGAAGTCCCGTTCCAGATCGACATCCCCGACCCGTGGGCGTCCCGGCCGACCGTCCTGGGTACCTACTGCGGGACCTACGATGGTGTGTACCGGGACCTCCTGGACGACTCGCTGTGGTTGATGGAGCACAAGACCGCGAAGGCCATCTTCACCAACCACCTCTCGCTGGACGACCAGGCCGGCTCCTACTGGGCCGTGGCCGCGCAAACCCTTGCAGGGCAAGGGAAGATCGCACGCGGCGAGGTGCTGACCGGGATCATGTACAACTTCCTCCGCAAGGGTGCGCCGGACAACCGGCCGCGCGACGCGGAGGGGTACGCCACCAACAAGCCGACCAAGGAGCACTTCATCAGTGCTCTGGCGGAGTGTGGCGTGATCTCCATACGCGGCAAGGGAATCGCCAAGCACTCGCTGGCGACCCTGGTGGAGGAGGCGGAGCGCGAGGGCATCACTGTACTCGGTGAGCGCTCGAAAGCCCAGCCGCCGCAGCTGTTCGAGCGGGTGCCGGTGTACCGGACGCGCGCGGAGCGGCGCACACAGATCCAACGGATCCAGCGAGAGCTGGACACGATGAACGCGTACCGCCGTGGAGAGCTTGAGCTGATCAAGAACCCCACCCGGGATTGCTCGTGGGACTGCAAGTTTTTCGACATGTGCGGACTCCATGAGCAGGGTGGGGATTGGAAGCAGTTCAAGAAGGCGGTGTTCAAGCAGCAGGACCCGTACACGGATCACCGCAAGAGTGCAGAAGAATCCTGACAGGAGAACCAATGAGCGACTTCGACTTGAACAAGTTGGTGACCGACGTGCTTTCGGCCGGCGGTACCGCGAAGATCACGGCAGACGGATCGGTGGAGCTGACCGGGATCAAGATGACTCCGGCTGCTCCTCCGCCGACTCCCAAGCCCGCCAAGGCGAAGCGCAACAACGTCGGGCAGGAGCGCTGGGACGAACTGGGCCGGATCTTCGGTGAGCACCAGGCAACCAAGCGGGCCATGATCGTGTTGCATCGTCACCACTTCGGACAGCTGGCCTTCACCGACGACCACAAGGCGGTCCTGGCCCACATCGAGAACATCAAGGCGGAGTACGGGGACGCGGACCTGAAGCTGCTCGACACCGCCGCTCGCTGGGGTGAGAAGCTGTACGCGCTCGTGGGTCGCGGCATCTCCTCCTCCGCGCTGGGAACGGCTGTCTACGAGATCCTGCTGGAGAGCGGTGCCAACGGCTCCTCTGTGGAGTGGGCATGGAAGCTGTTGGAGCGTAAGGGATTCCTGAACTCCGTGGCGAAGCTGCGGCAGGACAAGGGGGTGGGCTCCACGGAGACCCGAGTGCGAGTCACCTCCGCCGTCTACACCATCATGACCGACATGTTGGCTCGGAAGGAGAACACCAAGTGAGGGAACGCAACCACGTCCCCCGGACGTCCGGCACCTCGCGTCGCGGTGTGAACAAGCGACAGATCCGCCGGCAGTACCGGTACACGGGCCAGATCGAGGGAAGTGTTGCGGCGCGCAAGAAGGCGCCCAGCTCCTTCGCCACCCACGTCATGTTCAAGACCCCGCAGGGGTATGTCCGGGTGCCGCGCGACGCGGCGCGGTTCGCTCCGAAGGAGTAGCGCATGCGCACGGTGAAGTCGCGAGGGATGGATGAGCTTCACAGCCTCCTCCGTCGCGTCCGCCGGGCGCAGGCGCTGGGCCGGATCGGCGCGGCGGACGCCAAGTACATCACAGCGCGCCTGGAGCAGTGTGAGGCGCGGATCGTCTCCATGAGCGAGATCAACGAGAGTGGACGAGAGGAGGGCTGAGGTGGCCGCGAGAGAGTTGGCTGTTGTTGACCTGGAGGACTTCAACGAGAGCATCAACCTGTTGGTATACGGGGACTCCGGGATGGGCAAAACCGTACTCGGTGGAACCGCGCCCAACGCGCTGATCGCGTCTTCGGAGCCCGGTGCCAAGGCGGCCAAGCGGCAGGGTTCCAAGGCGAAGTTGGCTCGCCTGGAGACCTGGGAGGACGCGGAGGCGTTGTACGCCAACGTAGCGGACGGAACCATCAGCGGTTTCGACTGGATCATCATCGACACGCTCGATGGCCTGGAGCACAAGCTCCAGCGTGGCATCCTCGATCGAGCCCACTCGATCAACCCCAACCGGGACCCGGCCCTGCCCGCGATCCAGGACCACTACAAGCGCCAGGAGGCGCTGAAGCACTGGGTGGCGAGGATGGTTGACCTCCCGGTCAACTGCCTGTTCCTCGCCCACCCGATGCGGCGGGAGGATGAGGAGGCAGAGGACTGGTGCGGCCCGGCGCTGACCGGGAAGGGCATGCAGATCTCCAACTTCGTCTGCGGTCTCATGGATGCGGTGGGGTTCATGAAGGTGACGCAGGACAAGGTCTCCAAGCGACAGGTGCGACGCATCCTGTGGCAACCGATCGCTCCCTACGTCGCCAAGGATCAGTTCGATGCGTTGGGGCGGTGGACGGACGACGCCACGATGCCCGACCTCATCGAGATGATCGAGGGCTCTGGTGAGAAGGCAGCGCCGGAGCCCGCGCCCATCAAGAAGGTAACACCCAAGCGGCGCGCTCGCGCCACCGCCTGACAGGAGTACATAAGTGCCGAAGATCAAGTGGGACCTCGACAGCGAGGCCATCGACAACGCGGAGTCTGAAGGCTTCACGCCGTACGCGGGTCCGGTCCCGCCGGCCGGGGTGTACAAGTTCACCCTGAAGCGGCTGGAGGCCACCAAGTCCCAGGCCGGCAACAAGATGCTGAAGGTTCTGATGGAGCTGGACGCGGAC